TTCGCGTATGTCTTCGAGTAAAACAAACAACGTCGTATATTATAAGCGATTCGCGAACGGTGCCCGCGTCAAATTAGCATGGCCGACCGTTGGCGGTTTGCGTGGTAAAGAGTACCGCTTTATTTTAATGACCGAATACGACGATCCGGTCATGCATCAACGATTAGACGGCGATTTGTTTCAGCTTGGCAAAAAAAGAACCGTGACGTTTATGTCGCGCGGTATGACCGCCGTTGAAAGTTCGCCGAACCGTGACAACACCGACAGAAAATACAAGCCCAAAAGCGCGCACGATTGCCCGTCGGTCGGCGGCATTATCAAGGGTCGCGCAAACTTTGGTATATTCCGTGCAATAGTTGCGACGAATATTTCGTGCCAGATTTTGAGCGGTTAGAGTGGGTCGAAAGTGAGTCGATTTTAGAAAGCGCCGAAAGTGCGGTTTTAGTTTGCCCGCATTGCAACCACGCGCACGATCATAGCGAAAAGCGGGAACTTAATTTGCGGGGGTTATGGTTGAGCGACGGACAAACCGCCACAAAGTCGGGAAAAATTAAAGGCGAACCGATTTACAGCGATACGGCGTCGTATTGGTTTCGCGGTGTTATGGCAACTTTTCAAACCTGGCAATCGCAAGTCAGCGACTACTTAAACGGGTTAAAACGATTCGAGGAAACCGGCGACGAAACTTTGTTAAAAACGGCCGCGAATATAAATCGCGCCGAAGTTTACACGCGCCAAGCGTCTAAAATTGAAATGCTACCCGACGAATTTCAGGACCGCGCCGAAGATTTAGGCGAAAAGGTCGTGCCCGCCGGCGTGTTGTTTTTAATAATGACAATCGACGTTCAGGCGCAACGGTTTGTCGTTCAGGTAACAGGGTTCGGCAAACACGGCGAATCGTGGGTCGTCGATCGCTTTAGTTTGCGCGAATCGAATCGAAAAGGGTCCGACGACGAACCGTTGCCGATGAACCCCGCAAGTTATGCAGAAGACTGGGAACTTTTAGAAAAAATCGCAATCGGTAAACGCTACGTTTTAGCCGAAGACAGTTCGCGCGAAATGTCAGCAAAACTAACTTTGTGCGATTCGGGCGGCTACGCTAAAGACGCGTCGAAAGGCGAAACCGTGACCGAAAAAGCCTATAATTTTTATAGATCACTGAGAAAACGCGGCAAACATAGAAACTTTTATTTAATTAAAGGCGGTTCGCGCAATGATGCGCCGCGCGTAAAAAAAGCTTTTCCCGACGCGCAGAAAAAAGACAGGCACGCCACCGCGCGCGGCGAAATTCCGGTTTATATGCTAAACTCGAATATGTTAAAAGATATGATACGAAATGACCTAGACCGACCCGAGCCAGGCGGCGGCTTTGTGCATTTTCCGGATTGGCTACCGACTTGGTTTTATAATGAATTGACCGCCGAAACGCGCACGCCGTCGGGTTGGAAAAAAACAGGCAAGCAACCGAACGAAGCTTTTGATTTAATGTATTATGCGAAAGCCGGTTATTTAATTTTAAATTGTGAGCGCGTCGACTGGGATTCGCCGCCAAAATGGGCCGGCCATTACAGCGAAAACCCGTTCGTTTTTACAATTGGCGAAGAAAAACCCGAACCCGACAAGAAAAAACGCAAGCGTCGTTCGGTCGCTGATATTGCAAAGCGTTTAAATTAATGCAATAATTTTTAAATCAATAAATTCGAGTTTAGATCATGGCATGTGACCCGAACGAGTGCGGCGAACTATTACCGAAACTAAAGGCGGCATATTATGCGCTACTTTCGGGCGACCGAAAAACGTCGTTTCGTTACCGTGAACGCACAATAACGTACCAGGCAGCGACGCCGGCAATTATGGCCGAGTTAAAAGCCGAGGTGATGCGCCTTGAAACTAAATGTGGTTGCGGTGCGAATGGTCGACGTAAACCGTTGCGACTAGGTCGTGCCCACCGTCGCGGGTGTTGTTAAATGAACAATAAAAAACGACGCAAGCAAGCGCGCGCACAAGCTAAGCAAAAAAACCAAGTTAAAGCGTATTTTCGCGCGGGCGACCCGCTCGAAAAAACAATGTCAGATTGGCGACCGCGCCTTCAAAGCGTCGACCAGGATTTAAACAAATTTCGCGGCGGCATGATTGCCCGAACCCGTGATTTAATTAGAAACAACGGCTACGCGCAATCGACCGTTTATTCGTTTCTCGATAATGTCGTCGGCCATTTTTTCAATTTACAGCCAACGCCTAGTTATTTGTTGCTCGACAGATCGTTCGAGTGGAAAGCCGAATATTCTAAAATACTTAAAGCGCGTTGGAACGCGTGGGCAAACAGCCCGTATAATTACGCCGACTATTACGACGAATTAACTTTTGTTCAGCTATTACGCCAAGCGACATACAATTACATTGTGGACGGTGAATGTTTGGGTATTGTGCGCTATAGGGGCGGCGCGGGTCGCTATCGTTTAAAGTTGCAACTAATATCGCCCGAACGACTCAGCACGCCCGAAAGTGAGCGCGCAAACCCCGACATCATAGAAGGCGTGCAGATCGACAAAAACGGCCGCGTCGTGGGTTATCATATATGCGATAAACACCCAAGCGAAAGCGGTGCAAAAACTTGGAAGTATATCGCGAAGCGTTCGACAACCGGCCGAAAGCAAGTGATTCATCTATTCGATAAAGAGCGACCCGCACAAAAACGCGGCCGTTCGATATTTGCGCCGATTATTCAGCAATTTAAACTATTAGATGACTATAAAATCACCGAAAACGAACGCGCAATCGCGCAAGCTATGTTCGCGGCGGTTATTTCGTCAGATATGCCGAGCGCCGACGCGTTCGCCGCTTTGGGCGCTGAAATGGACGACGACTCGACACCATACGAGAACTTTTTAGAATGCCAGGCAGATTTTAAAGACGCAAGCGGCGGATTAGCTATTAACGGGTCTAAGGTCGCCCACCTTGCAACCAATGAAAGCCTAGACATCATTAAAAGCGATTCGCCTAATACAGCCTATGGGCAATTTACCGACGCCAACGTGCGCGAAATTGCGTCGGGCACGGGTTTGTCATATGAGCAGACATCGAAAGACTATTCGAAAACGACATATTCGAGCGCGCGAACGGCAATGATCGAAACTAGCAAGCGTTTCGCGACAATGCGCGGCGATTGCCCGCAAAAATTGGCAAACGAACTATATTCGCTATGGTTAGAGGAAGATTTAGAACTTGTGAGCGGCTACCCCGACGCAACCGTCGTTCGTTTTGCTCAGTTTCCGGCCGCGTGGGTTTCTGCACAATGGTTAGCGCCAGGCAAAGGCGAAATCGACCCGCTTAAACAATCACAAGCCAGTAAAAATAATTTAGAATTAGGTCGAACAACGCTTGCCGACGAAGCCGCCGATTTAGGTAAAGATTTTGACGAAATAACAGAGCAACGCGCCTACGAACAACAGCAATTAAAAGAATTAAATTTAACGACGGTAACCGTCGAAAGCGATCAGGTGATAGAAAATGACGACGAATAACATTCAAGGCAACGCGCCCAAATTTGTGCGAAATATGGCCGGCGACGTCGAATTAAATATTTATGATGAGATTGGATTTTGGGGAGTAGATCAAAACGACTTCAATCGTGAATTGAAGTCGTTAAACGGTGAACCGTTGACGGTCCGAATTTCGAGCAACGGCGGCGCGGTCGACGACGCGATCGCAATGTATAACATGCTTAAATCGTATTCGGGCACCGTAACCACGATAAACGATTCGATCGCAGCAAGCGCGGCGACTTTGATATTTTTAGCCGGCGACGTTCGCAAAGCGTCGTCGATGTCGTCTTTTATGACACACAAGCCAATGGCCGGCTTTTACGGTAACACCGACGAAGTTGTCGAATTTAATTCAATGCTTGAACATTACAACGGCGTGATTTTAAATTCGTATATTGCCGGCGGTATAGACGAAACCACGGCCGCGACTTTGATTAATTCGGGCGACTATTGGTTCAACGCCGAGGCCGCTTTAGAAATGGGATTTATTAGCGAAATGACCGACGCCGAACCGGTGCAAAATAGCGTCGATTTAACTAAATTTGCAAACGTGCCCGATTTTGTGTTAAATAGTAACTCTAAGACGAGCGCGACCGTTCAAGCGGTGGCGGCTAGTGTTAAAAAACCGGAAAACCAAAAAACAGAGGTTCCAATTATGGCAGATGAAAACGCCGTAAGCACAGCCGACCACGAACAAGCGGTCGCCGATGCTGAAAAGAAAGGTTTTGTCGATGCGCTAGACCGCGTCAACAAAGTCAACGCGCTAGAGAGTCGCAAGGGCCGCGAGGCAACCGCCGACAAGCTTTTAGCCAATGCAAGCATGACAGTCGACCAGATCGACGACATTTTGCAAACTATGCCCGCCGCGCAAGTTGCGCCGGTTCTCGATTTATCCGACGACTTGGGCGATTTATCAGCAAACGACGACGCCGGCGACAAGCCCGTCGACAAAGTGGCAAATTTTGCCGCGTCAATTGGTAAGGTGAAATAATATGAGCGATTCTAATTGCTGTTTACCGGGTTCCGTGACCCAAACTTGCGACCGCGATAATTTGATCGGCGATTGCACCGTGCGAACGCAACCGTTCACACTTCAAGCCGGCACCTATGCCAAAGGCGAAATTTTATTTAAGACCGGTACGGGTTCTGAACTTGTGAATCTTGCAACCGATTCAGGTTCGACCGATGCGAACGCCGTCGCGATCATGCCTTTCGATGTCGTGTTAGCTGAGAATGACGAAATGGCCGTTTATGTTGGCGGTGAATTTAACGAAGACGTTGTGACGGGTTACACCGATTTAGACGTTTTAAAAGTTACACTAACAGGCGACATTCGCTTGCGTAAATTTTATTAGGGGTTTTTGATTATGGATATTTACAGCACGCACGATCTACAGCCTATGGTTAGAATCGCGCAACCAAATACGCGATTTTTACTAAACGCTTTTTTTGCGCCTATCGTTGAATTTGACGATGAATTTATCACGTTCGACGTTGACGAAACAAAGCGCAAGCTAGCGCCGTTCGTTTCACCTTGTACGGCCGGCCGACCACGTCGCGACGAAGGTTTCACCACTAAGTCTTTCAAACCGCCTTATGTGAAGCCTAAGTCGCATGTAAAACCGTGTCGTTCGATTAAGCGCGCGCCAGGTGAAGCAATCGGCGGCGAGCTTTCGAGTTCGCAACGATTCGACATTGCTTTAGCCGACGAACTTCGCGACCACGCGAACGAAATCGACGCGCGTTTAGAGTGGCAAGCGGCGAAATGCCTTGTCGACGGTAAATTCACCGTGAGCGGTCCAGACGTACCCGAAAGCGAAATCGATTACGGGCGCGACGCGTCACTTTCGACCACCGCTGACGATTGGGACACACCAACGGCCGATATTCAATTCGACATCGAACAGGCCGCCGGTAATATCTTGAACCTTATAGGTTCGGGCGCTACTGATGTTGTCATGGACACTAAAGCGTGGGAACTTTTCCGCAAAAATAACGACGTTAAAGAGTTGCTCGACTTGCGAAACGGCGGTTTAGACGAACTTAATATCGCCCCAGAGGTCGGCGCGCGTTCGTTTTATAAAGGCTTGTATGGTTCGCTTCGACTTTGGGTTTATAACGACCAATACGTCGACGACAACGACTTGTCGCAAGCGTTTTTACCCGCTTACACCGTTCTAGTGATCGCCAACGGGCCGCAAGGTTTGGAAGGTTATCAGGCTTTCGGCGCAATTCAGGACGTCGGTAATTTGGTGCCACAAGCTATCTACACTAAAATGTGGGAAGAACAAGACCCGAGCGCGATGTGCGTTCTAAGTCAAAGCGCGGGTATTGTTATACCTTCGCGAATGAATGCGGTCGCATATATTGACGTGACACCGTCGTCGTAAAAGCCGGCAATATTAAAGGGCGGCAATAGTCGCCTTTTTTTTTCAAAAATTAAAGGGTTTTTTTATGGCGACAAAAATTTTCGACATAAACCCGACGTCGTGGGTTAAAGTTGCGACCGGTTCGTGTATGGTTGACACCGCGCACCATTGCCGAACGGCTAAAGTTACGACGCAGCAATCAGGAACGCCGGACCCCGCCACGCTTGCATATCACACCATAAGCAGCACCGACGCGCGGGTTTTTTCTAACGGTTGCGCGCATTCTGTTTGGGTCATGCTTGAAATGAAAACCGAAAGATACGACGAACTTATTTTAGAAGGTCAAAGTTTTTACGTCGTCGTCACTGGGGATAATTTAGAATGACAACAACCGTTATGTTTTGCCCTAGTACACCGGCGGGCGGTTCGGCCCCTGGTGGTTATTCTAACACGTTGGCCGGTTCGTGGGTTCAAGACGTCGCCGGTAATATTTACTGGTTAGAAACCGCCACCGACACCGAAGGCAATGTCACTTATATTTATTATGATCAGCCGGGCGGCTCAATTGTAACGCCGACGGGCGACGTTTCGCCGGTTCTCGATTCTAACATGCAGATCATTAAGCGCGCCGACGACGTGAACGGCGACGGGTCGGTAATCAATACGTTTTATCGTTTAAACATTTATGACGCCGACGGCGCGATTTTGTCGTCGGTTACGCAATCGGCCGACGGCACCGGTTACACCGTGCAAGGTAACGAAATCGACCCGCAAGACGAAGTCGAAGAAATATTGAAGGAAGGGAACAGCAACACAGCGTCGCTTGTCACTTCAAATAACTCAATTGCGCAAAGTGTTGTCGAATTAAACCAACGCGCGGCCGGTTCTTTTATAAATTTTAATTTCGACGAAGTTAATTTGAGTTATGTTGCAACGGGCGCGGCGACGGGTGAAATTGAAACGGCGGTTTATAGTTTGGGTGGTAATGTCGTCGGCACCGTTAGTTTGACGTATGACGCGGCGACCGGCGATTTAACTAATGTTGTAAGGGCTTAGCATGACGTTAACTTTTGACCCGTTTACGGGCATTATATCGGATAAATTAAAATATATTCGTTTCGGTAATGTTGACGAGACGCCGTTGCCTGGGTTTGATACAACGACGCCCACCGATGTGCCGGCAATGATCGCGACGATTGAAAAGGCCGGTGATTATGTTTTTTTCGGGATTTTAAATTTAGAAAGTAATCAGAATTTAGAGCTTGAATTATTTATCGCTTTAAACGGCGTTACGATCGACACGCAATTAGTTAGCGATGAAGGTCGAAAAAAGAAAAATCAATCTATTCAGGGAACTTTCGCGCTCGACAATTTAGTACCAGGCGACGTTGTTACTTTTAGACTTGACACCGACGGCGATAATGTGACATTAACTAATCGACGTTGGCTTGCTCAATCGTGGGCGTAGATTGCAAAACGTGTATAAATTCCGGTTGTTGCAGACTTGTTATAGAAGTTTCGCGCGACGAATTTTATTCGTTACCTGAAAAAATAAAGCGCGAATTTGTAAAGTATAGCGACAAATTTATCGCGCAAAATCCAAAACATGCCGGTCGCGAACTTTTCTTTGATGAAATGTATTTGGAAAATTTTGCGGTAATGAATAAAAGTGAGGACGGTTTGTGCCCATTGCTAAACCGTGCAACAATGTTATGCGGCGTTTATGAGGAACGCCCGCAAGTTTGCCGAGACTATACGACGGACCGTTGCGAAAATATAAGGGTTTTAAATGTTAGTTGTTGAATATTTCGAAGGTAAAGACACCGAAATTTTTAATCATTTTGTAAAGTCTAATTTTGCCGATGTCATTTCGATTGTACACGATACCGACGCACGCGAAGTTCGTGTCGAAGGTCGATTGAACGACGCCGAAAAATTAGAAATTTCAAGTTTTTACACCGGTTTGCCTATTATTTCGCCTATAGACAAAGCTAAAAAAAGTTTAAGTGTTCGAGTAAATAACCACCGCGACGAATTGGCGACGGCTACTTTTCAACATGAGATCGACGGCGTTGTTTATAATTTCGATTGTAACGATCGAAGCGCAATTCGATTGACTGCTTTAGTTACCGGTGCTACACACCACCGATCCGCGGGTTTAGAGTTTTCGCAAGTTTGGCGAACATCGGATAATCAAAATATATTATTAAGCGCCGACGAAGCGATCGCGCTTTTTGCTAGTGCCCGCGAACACGAAAGCGACGTCGTTTTCAAGGCGGTGCATATTAAAGAATTGATCGAAAACGCTGATTATGCTAGCGTTGAAGAAATCGAAAGTATAAACGCCGTTCAACTTTGGGAGTCGACCCCGTGGCCGCTCATGTAATTTTATTTAAAAAAGAATCGACATTAATTAGTCGCGCAATCGCAAAAGTGACTAAATGCGACATAACACATTCGGCAGTTTTATTCGACGGCGCGTTGTTTGACGCGTCAGAAATTCGCGGCGAATTTGGTCGCGCTAAAATTAAAAAATTGCAAAATCGAAAAGTCGAAATTTATCATTTAGGCGCAAGCGACGCGCAAGTCGAGACCTGGTTAGTAATGAACCACGGCAAAAAATACGATTATTCGGGCGTTTTACAGTGGTTATTATTTGGCTTGTTTGGTCAATTTTTTAAACAAACGCGCTTAAATCAGCGGTCCAAAGTTTATTGTTTTGAAGCGACCGCGAGTTTAATTAATAAAGTAACAGGTTTAAAATACCCGCAAAACATTAGCGGCGACCACCTTCGCCGAACTTTGGGTCGCGCGGTGTTTAAAGGTCAATTAAAAGAGTTTTTAAACGATGCCTAGCGATTGGCTCGACCCGACATTTCAATCGCCTTTTGAGGCGTTGAAAGACGACGAATTAAAAAACGTCTTAGCGTGCGCCGGCCAGTGGGTCGATTTTACCTTCGCCGACAGTTTGCCGGCCGAAAGAATATTCGCTTATTTTGAGCGCGAACACGAGACCGTCGCGATTGGTCCAGACGTTGA